AATGGCTCGTGTCAAAGCTGAAGTTGCTCGTATTGAAGAAGAATTCAATGCACGTCTTGAAGAAGAAAGTGCTAAGAATGCAGAGGGTCTTGTTGATCAGGTTGATGGATATCTCGGCTACGTAGCTGAGCAGTGGATGACTAATAATGAATTAGCCCTAGAAAGTGGTATGAAGGCAGAAATTCTTGAAGGATTTGTTGGTGGTTTGAAAGGTCTTTTCGAAGAACACTACATTGACATTCCAGAAGAGCGTTTCGATGTAATTGGCTCTATGGAAGAGACTATTAGCGAACTTGAAGAGAAACTAAATGAAGCTGTTGCTTCAAACGTTGAGATGACTAAAGTTATTGCCGAGGCAACTCGTCAATCAATCATCGCTGAAGCGTGTGAAGGTTTGTCTGATACTCAAGTAGAAAAGTTCACAGGTCTTGCCGAAGAACTATCTTTTGAAGACGAAGAGTCTTTCACTAAGAAAGTTTCTACTATCCGTGAAAACTATTTCTCCAAGAAAGAAAAACCTGAAGCTGTTGTTGAGTCAGTAGTAACTGATGAACCAGTTGAAGTTTTGACTGAAGAGAAAAAAGTTGAGCTAGATCCAAGAATGGCTGCGTTTGTTGCTGCTCTAAACAAAAAGTAACAACCTAAATCAACACAAAAGGAAACTAAAATGAGTTCAAAAGATCAACTCCTTAAGAAGTGGGCTCCCGTGCTTGAGCACGAAGGTGCACCACAGATTAAAGATCAGTACCGTAAAGAAGTTACGGCTGTTCTTCTAGAAAACCAAGAACGTGAAATGCGCAAGCAAGCTGAAGCACTTTTCGAAGCTGCTCCTGCTAACAGCGGTGGCGCAGGTATCGCTCTAGGTAACGCTGGTGCAACTAACGACACTGTCGCTGGTTACGATCCAGTTCTAATTTCACTTGTCCGTCGTGCTATGCCTCAGCTTATCGCTTATGATATCGCTGGTGTTCAGCCAATGACTCAACCTACTGGTATGATCTTCGCAATGAAGTCACGCTACAGCACCCAAGCTGGTACTGAAGCACTCTTCAACGAAGCTGATACCGACTTCTCTGGTACTGGTACTCACTCAGGTGCGTACGATTTCGGTGGTTCTGAAACTACTGGTACTGGTATCACTACTGCTGCAGCTGAGCGTCTTGGTCAGGGTGGCACTGGTGACGGCTCTTTCGGTGCAATGGCATTCTCAATCGAGAAAGCAACTGTAACTGCTAAGACTCGTGCTCTTAAAGCTGAATACTCAGTTGAACTAGCACAAGACCTTAAAGCAGTTCATGGTCTTGACGCTGAAGGCGAACTAAGCAACATTCTCTCTTCTGAGATTCTTGCTGAAATCAACCGTGAAGTTGTTCGTACAGTTTACAAAACTGCTAAGCCTGGAGCAACTAACAACACTGCTACTGCTGGTACTTTCGACCTAGACGTCGACTCAAATGGTCGTTGGTCAGTTGAAAAGTTCAAAGGTCTATTGTTCCAAATCGAGCGTGAAGCAAACGCTATTGGTCAACAGACTCGTCGTGGTCGTGGTAACATCATCATCACTTCTGCTGATGTTGCTTCTGCTCTTGCAATGGCTGGCGTTCTAGACTACGCCCCTGCTCTTGCTGGTAACAACAACATGAACATTGATGACACTTCAACTACTTTTGCTGGTGTTCTAAACGGTAAGTACAAAGTATATGTTGACCCATATACTGCTAACGTTTCTGATACTCAGTTCTTCGTTGTAGGTTACAAAGGTTCTTCTGCGTTTGACGCAGGTCTTTTCTACTGCCCATATGTTCCTCTACAAATGGTTCGTGCAGTTGATCCTAACAGCTTCCAGCCAAAAATTGGCTTCAAGACTCGTTACGGTCTAGTTGCTAACCCATTCGTTAACTTGGACGATGGCGCATCTGGTAACGACAACTTGACTGCGGATAAGAACTACTACTACCGCCGTGTCAAAGTTACTAACTTGATGTAATAAAAAGACTAGTATTAAACTAGCATTTTTAGGGGAG